CAATGAGTGAGAACATCTTCAAAGATAGGAATCCCTTCATAGTAAAAGCTGCCATAGTTGTCCATTAAATCAGTGATAATAGAATGATGCATTACAGTGGCCCAAGAGCCGAACGTCATTAGCTTATAGGTTCTGTTCGTTCCTATTACAGATTTGGTTCCATCTGCCCTTTCTCTTATCCAAGAGCCCACAACGAAAGGGCTATTTTTTCTTACTGCAGTTTTTAGCATTCTTGGCCTTTCACGTAACATCTCGTCATCAGCATCCATAAATAATATAGCTGGATATTCAGCTGTATATTGCTTTATGTTTTTTATTACTTTATTTTTTGCTTTTGCTACGTTAGCCGCTTTATTATATTCGTATACGAAAACTTTATTAGCGTTTAACTTACCCGCGTCCAAGGCCGAAAAATTAGCCGCGCCCGAATTGAGCTCAGAATAGAAACTCGAAAAACCATCCGCGCCCGAAGCCGAAAAATTATCCGCGCCCGAGGCCGAAAAACTGCCCCAGCCCGAAGCCGGTTCGCCGTCGAAAGCAATGTGCAGAACCCAATTATACCCTATTAAAGAATAATTTAAACTTCTCAAACATCTCTCTAAATACTCTTCAGACTTATAAGAAGTAATTACTACTTGAAATCCATCTGCTTTTTCCCACAGTTTTTTCATTTATTTAGTGTAAATTATATCAGGACAACATATACTATGGCAAAGAAAAAAGATACCTCGCCAAAGGTCCATCAAAGAGACAAAATAAACTCTTCTTTATTAATTAAAGAATTAGATTGGACAGAAAAACAAAAAAACTTTATAAAGTTGGCTTTAGACAAAGAAACAAAGATTACTTTCGTAGATGGACCAGCAGGAACAGGAAAGTCTTTATTGGCCGTCTATTGCGCTCTACAGCTTCTAAATCAAAAAAGAGTATCAGACATCGTATATATAAGGTCTGCAGTAGAGAGCTCTGATAATAAAATGGGTCATCTTCCCGGAGATGCTAATGAAAAACTTCATTTTTTCAATTTACCATTTATGGAAAAATTAGATGAGTTATTAACAGCTAAAGACGTTAAAACATTGGAGTCCCAAGAAAGAGTCTCTATTTATCCCGTAAACTTTTCTAGAGGAATGAGTTGGAACGCTAAATGCATTATATTTGACGAAGTTCAAAACAGTACAAAAAAAGAAATTATTACCGTTTTAACTAGATTAGGAATGTTTAGCAAATGCTTTGTTTTAGCTGACCCAATGCAAACAGACTTACATAGAAATAAGGGGGGAGCCTTTAAGAAATGTTATAATCTTTTTTCAGATGAAGAAAGTGATGAGTTCGGAATAAAGACTTTTGAGTTTAACGAGGATGATATTATGAGATCAGAATTAGTTAAGTTTTTAGTTAAAAAGTTTAAAGAATTAAAGTAGAAAATGGATGGAGAAGACATAAAAGACTTAATAGTAACAATAACAACTGTTGTGTTATTGTATTACATCCTTACTTTGTTCTGATAACTTTTAAAGCTGAATAAGCAGAATCATTCAATTTAGCAAAAGCGTGACTAATGTCTAAATCATCGTGTTTGCATAAAGGGTAAGAAAAATCAAGTATTTCGTTTAGCCTTTTTTTTAGAGACTCTTTTTCGTTTAGCTTTTTTTCTGGGTTTGTATTCTTGTGCAAGCGACTCATCTCTCCTCCATCCTTGTTTATATAAAAAATTACTTATTGCATTAGCAAACTTTGTAACACTTGTTTCGGTTTCTCCCCAAAAGAATGCATGGGCAAATTCATGGATACTTGTATTTAATAGCCCCTTCTTTCCTCTTGGGTTTATATATATTTTGGGCTTTTCTTCTTGAGGGTTGAAACATATACCTTCGCATTTACGCGGCTTTTTGAGGAAAACTGAATACGTTACCCCCTGCCCATTTTTAAACTTAAAGTTAGGCTTAAGCATATATCTTATTAACCCACTTTTTTTTTGATTTTTTACAATTTTACTTGTATATATAAAGTAATGTTATGTTAAAGTTATATTGTAGACAATGTGGGTCTCCTAATGAGTATACACTTAATAAACCAAAGTTTTGCCAAGGATGTGGACAAACTTTAGCTGTTGAACAATTTACCTCTCTTACTCCGAGCAAAGCTTCTTTAGAAACTGAAAATATAAATCCAGTAGAAATTGAAGATGATGACGATATAGAAGAGAGAGAAACTTTTGATGTTGATCTTTCTGCAATCGAAGCTAATGGCCTCGATATAGAAATAACATTAGATAATCCAAGAACAAGGACGGAAATGGCGGGGGATATAATGCAGTCAGCGAAAACCCCAAATAAGACTACGCCTAAAAAACGTGGCCGACCGAAGGGGTCAAAAAACAAGCCTAAGCCACGGGCTAAGTCCAATAAATGAAAAACAGGAAAAAAGAAAATGCCCAGAAAAATACAAAGGGGAAAAAAAAGAATATAACTTTTGAAGAGGCATTTGATGAAATAAATACTGAAATTTATAAAAGAAGAAACCGATGGAGCCTTACTTCATTAGCATGGATGGATTTTGAAGATGTAGCTCAAATAATAAGGTTTCATATTTTTAAAAAATGGAATTTATATAATCAAAAGAGAAAACTCGCTCCTTGGGTAAATAGAATTATAACTAATCAAATAAAAAACTTAATTAGAAACAATTATTCTAATTTTGTAAAACCTTGTGCTAAATGTGCAGCAGCAGAAGGAGATGATGGTTGTGCTATTTACAAGTCGCAGTCCAGCGACTGCCCTTTATATAAAAACTGGGAAAGAAATAAGAAGAGTGCATTTGAAACAAAAATGCCTCTCCCTTTAGAGCACTATTCTCAAGAGCTTTACTCTGCTAATAGTCATAGTTTTATAGATGTAGAAAAAGCCGCAAAAAATCTACACTTAAAAATGAAAGAGACTCTTAAGCCCAATGAATGGATAGTATATAAATATTTATACATAGACAATTTAGAAGAAACAGAGGTAGCTTCATTGATGGGATTTAAAACAACCGAAAAAAACAGAAATCCCGGCTACAAACAAATTAAAAATTTAAAAAAATCAATTATAGCTAAAGTAAAAAAAACTATTCAAAATGACGAGATAGACCTATGAGCGAAAAAATAAAATTAAGCGAAGAACAAAAAGTTTTAGTTTTAGACGAGTGGAATAGTCACCCTAATAATCCCCCCGGGATAAAAGAGCTAACTAAGATAGCGTTTCCGGATATAGGAGAAGAACTTCAAGATGGAAGAAGTAAATATGGAAGAGCGGTAAAAGCCTTCTTAGCCACAAGAAAAATTAAAGCTCGTGGAGCCCATGAATATCAACATAGAGTAATTGACTTAACTGAAGATCATAAATCCTTCATAGAGAACAATGCAACCATGATGAATGGTATGGAAATAGCTAGAGTTGTGTTTGCTGATAACAGCTTAACTAATCTTCACCAAGAGACAAGGGTTGTAAATGATTATATAAAATCCTTAGAAGACGTAGAAACATTTTCTGATCCTAATAATCTTATCACAGAAAAGTATGAGCCCCCCAATACCTTTGAAAGATCAAGGGTAAAAATAAATCAACATGTTCCGGGACCAGAAGGGGCAAAAAATAAGAAAATTACTCCGAGGGATAAACAAAACATTAACGCTTTATTAAGGTACATGAACACTTATAGATTCATACATCAAATAAATACTCTTCAAACTCAAGAAGATAGAAATTTGTTTGAAAGTTGTTTTGTGAGATACACTCATGATAAACCGGACTTAGCAGAAGAAGAGGTAGACCAATATATAATTCTTTCCTCTGAAGTTATCATAGCCTCTAATATTCAAGGAAGGATCGAACATCTTCAGGGTCTTTTAGAAGATACGGCTAATAACTCAGAAGGAAGAAGAATATCTTTATCTTTAGTACAGGCGGTCGGTACAGCACAAACTGAATATAATCAATGCGTAGGAAGACAGCAGAAGATACTTAACGATCTAAAAGAAAAAAGGAGTGATAAATTAAAAAAGCAAATTCAAGAAAACGCCAGCATACTCAACTTAGTTGAAATGTGGAAAGAGGAGGAGTCTCGTAAAAAAATGATTCAATTAGCAGAATTAAGGAAAAAGTCTATTCAAGAAGAAGTGGAAAGAATCTCGACTTTGGATGAAGTTAAAGCTAGAATTCTCGGATTAAGTGAAGATGAAGCCCTCAATGGTTAAATGTTTAATTTGCGAAAAAGAGTTTAAAAATGATCGTGGATTACACGCTCACTTAAAAGCTCATAAACTTTCCGTTAAAGATTATTATTATGAGAAGTTCCCTAGGAAAGACTTATGTACTAATGAGTTTATAAAATTTAAAAACAAAGACCAATATTTAGAGGCGGACTTTAATAATAAAATAAATATGCGTAAATGGTTGAAGGATCAACCGGATGACATCGCTAAAACGTATTCTAAAAAAATATTAATTAAAAGACAAGAAAAGAAAAAATTAAAATTTTTGCCGTCACAAATAGAGCTTAGGACAATTGTTGCTCCACCTATACAATACTATAATAAATTATTTAATGATTATTACTCTTTAGCTGAAGAACTTGGCTTTGACAATAAGTTCAAATTTTTACCAAAAGAGAAAATAATCAGAGACTCAAAATTCAAATATGATGAATACTCTATACTTGTTGATACAAGAGAGCAAAAGCCTTTGGATTTTAACTTTTTTATAGAAGTCGCCACTTTGCCATTTGGTGATTATGCGTTTAGTAGTTCCGAGTTAAGTTGTAACTGTTATATAGAAAGAAAATCTTTAAATGATTTCATAGGAACCTTAAGTGGCGGATATGATAGGTTTAAAAACGAAATAGAGAAAGCTCTAATGGAAGATTGTTACTTAGTCGTTGTTGTAGAAAGGAATTTGAACGATTGCAAATCTTTTAATTATTTAAGCGAAATAAAAAGAAAAATGTCTACTTTAAAAGTAACCCCAGAACATATATTTTATAACGTAAGAGAACTAATGCAAACCTATAAAAAATTACAATTTTTATTTGTCGAAGACAGGAAAGAGTCGTCAAGAGTGATTGAAAAAATATTTACTTCTGGATGCATATTTAAAGATATTGACCTTCAATATGCTTACGACTCTAAATTATTATAATGTGGTATTGTCCAGAAAAATATAAGCTTAACGAAAAAGAAAACGTTAATGATACACTCTTAAAGTTAAAAGGAGACCTTTCTACAAAAGAGGCTAAAATATCTTTAGCGAAATATCTTAGAGCCAATATCGGAATAACGACCGAGCTTGTTTCAGGAATTAAGTTAGCTCCATATCAAGAAGTTACCCTAAAGGGTATGATGAATAGTAACTTTAGCATGTGCGTATGGGGGCGTGGAGTTGGAAAAACTTTCGTAGCTTCTATATTCTGCTTTCTTCAATGTATATTTGAGCCGGGAACTAAAATTCTTGTTGCCGGACCTACATTCAGAACGGCTCGATTTATATTTAATAACTTAGAAAAAATAGTAGATACAAAAGGAGCCGAATTATTACTTCAATGTTTTGGGGCAAAATCAAAAAGAAACGATCAATATGAATGGCTTATAAACGGAGGCTCTATTACGGCTATTCCCCTTTCTGGAGAAAAAATTCGCGGCTTTAGAGCTAACGTATTGCTTTTAGATGAGTACTTGCTATTACCAGAAGATATAATTCAAACTGTCCTAATGCCGTTTTTGGTAGCTCCGCAAAACATGAAGGAAAGGATAGAGGTTAGAGAAATAGAAGACAAACTGATCAAAGATGGACACATGAAAGAGGAAGATCGTATGGTTTTTGAAAACGATAGTAAAATGATAGCTCTTTCTTCTGCTAGTTATACGTTTGAAAATTTATATAAGACTTATAAAGATTGGACTTCTAATATTTATTCAAAAGAAGAAATGGATAGTAAATATTTCATTTCTCAATTTGGCTGGGACTCTATTCCGGAACATATGATTGATAAAACTATTATCGAAGAAGCTCAGTCAGGAGGACAAAGCCACTCTTCTTTCCAAAGGGAGTATTGCGCTCAATTTACCGATGGTAGCGATTCTTATTTCAGTGCGAAAAAAATGCATGAATGTACTATTGAAGATGGAGACTCTCCAACCACACAAATAATTGGAGACCCAAATAAAAAGTATATCCTTGGTATTGACCCAAGCTTTAGCAATAGTCCGACTTCTGACTATTTTGCTATGGCTATATTAGAAGTTGATGAAGAAAATGAAACTGGAGTATTGGTTCATAATTACGCTGTGGCAGGAGGTGACCTTAAGGATCATATAGATTACATGCAATATGTAATGGAGGCGTTTAATATTGTTTTAATTTGTATTGATAATGCTGGATTTCAATTTATTGATAGCTGTAACGAAACGGGAAGATTCAAAAAACCTTTAAATTTCTTTGAGTTCAATAGTGATGCCGAAGGGGTTGACTATGAACAAATGATAAAAAAAGGAAGGAGGGAATATAATCCTGAAAGTGGAACTATCTGCTTTAAGCAAGTATTTACCTCTAATTGGATAAGGAAAGGAA